TCGAAAAAACAAAAACAGCACCAAAAAAACCGCTTTGGGTTGTTGTGCCTGATGTTGTTACCAATCGAGAAGCAACCATTGAAAAGTGGAAACAATGGTCAGAAATTGTAAGAAACACACTACATAATGTCCCCCTCGCTTTTGCGGTACAAGATGGAATGAAAAAAGAAGATGTACCCAAAGATGCAGACGTTATCTTTGTTGGAGGGTCAACTGAATGGAAGTGGAAAAACCTTTATGAGTGGACTAAAAACTTTGATCGAGTTCATGTTGGTAGAGTTAATTCTGAAAGACTACTATGGATTGCTCACGAATCCGGGGCTGAATCCTGTGATGGAACTGGTTGGGTTCGTGGTGGAGAAGAAAGACTAGAAGAACTACACAGGTATTTGCAACAATCAACTAATGGTGACACAAGACCACAAAAACAATGGAAATTTGAAAATGAATAAACAAAATAGACTAAACGCAAACTTTAAATTGTGGAAAGACTTTACTTTTGAAGCAGCACATCAACTAACTAAAGTTCCATCAGGACATCAATGCGGAAGGTTACATGGGCATAGCTACAAACTTCGCATCCATTGCAAAGGTAAATTGAATCCTAACCTTGATTGGGTTGTTGACTATGCAGATATTGCGCTTGCAGCACGGAAGATTGTAAACAAGCTAGATCACTCAAACCTAAATGATTCTTTTGACTTTGAAACAACAGCAGAAAACTTAGCTTATTGGATAGGTGAAGAGATATCAAAAGAACTACCATCAGTTTATGCGGTTGAACTATTTGAAACACCAACAACATCCGTGATATATGAACTGGACAACTGAACAACTAAAGGAAAAAGGCTACACCCTCGCACCTGACGGACACTACTACTATGCAGACCACTATAAACCTCCATCTAGACGGCTACTTGACACCCTCACTCAACACGCTCCTAAACGCTCACTGGTCAAAGTACCAAAAGCAAAAGAACCTAGCAAGGACTGCGTTGCTAAACGCAATCCGCTCTACACTCTCGCACTTACAAGATTCTCAACCAAGACTCTCGATGTCGATAACCTTGCTGGAGGAAGCAAACCTCTCATTGACCAAATCCGCTACTCCAAACTCATCCCTGATGACAACCCCGAAAGCGTCGAAATCACGTTCTCGCAAGTTAAAGTCAAAACCCAAGCAGAGCAACGAACTGAAGTCAGGATTACCAAAGCGTAAACCCAAGCAACCATATGAGCTTTAAACCTTCCAAGAAAATGGGTAGACCTCCAGAGTATAACGAGGAGATCGCAGAGGAAATCTGTGAACGTCTTTCAATAGGTCAAACACTCTCATCCATCTGTAATCTCGAAGGTATGCCAAACTATTCCACAGTATGGCGTTGGGAATCTTCCAACGAAAACTTTCGCAACAAATCCGCACACGCAAGAAAAATCGGCACTCACGCACTAGCAGATGATTGCATTCGCATTGCTGATGATCCAATGCTAGACGCAGCAGAGAAGCGAGTACGCATCGATACTCGACTGCGATTATTAGGCAAATGGAACGCTCGTCAATACGGAGACAAAATCGAGATTGAAAACACGAATGCCAAACCACTCAACGTCACATTCACAATCGGTGATCGCAACGCTGAACCAATAGAGCTAATCGAGGGCAGGGAACCAGAGGAGAAGCCACTGCAGATCGAAGCGACACGGACAGATCATGTGGGATAGCGAACGATTTGCTAATGCATTTTAACCACAAAATCACTGATGTTGTCGATAATAATCACCATATAGTGGCAACATATTTTAAAATCACCATATCTAGGGTTAAATCATAAATGGTCAAATTATGCCCAAAATGCAGTTCTACGACACACGTTATGGAATGTAGAGATCTTGGAAATCGATTTTCGAGACGTAGATACTGCAACAACGGAAAGTGCAATCACCGATACTCAACCTTTGAGGTATCTGCGTTGGACTACCAAAGACTCAAAGAAGTAAACATAATGAAAGCGAAACTAACCGAGATCATCGAGAACCTATGAAAGCGCATGAGATAACACCAGAGATGCGTATAATCCAGCAACAAAAGCAGGAGATTAGAGAATTGCGGCAAATCATCCATGAATTGCAGCATGACGTAAACAAGCAGAAGTCCTTGATCAACAAGCTGAAGAACAAGGAAAATAACCAATAACTTCACATAACAGCAGTAGTACATAATGAAAACAACAAAAATGAGATTTCACGCACTAGGTTTACCACACACAGTTACAAGCAAGGAGTTTAATGCCTGTGCCTACACGCAGAAGGTAGTCAAATTCGGCAAAATGATGACAGACAGAGGCCATGAAGTCATCCATTATGGCCATGAGGACAGCGTTCTGGACTGCACGGAACACGTCAGCGTCCTAACTAATGAGGACTTCGCCAAGAGCTATGGTAGCCATGACTGGCGCAAGACGTTCTTCAAGTTCAACACCGAGGATCACGCATACCAGACGTTCTATGCCAATGCCATTCGGGAGGTAGGTTTTCGAAAGGAAAAGAACGACTTTATTCTTCCATTTTGGGGGTCTGGAGTCAGACCGATATGTGATGCACACCAACATGATATGATCGTAGTTGAGCCGGGGATAGGGTACGCGGGTGGTCACTGGGCGCGGTGGAAGGTCTGGGAGTCATATGCCATATACCATGCTCACTGCGGCATGGGTGCAGTGGGTCAGTGCCAGCAGGATAACTATAGCGTAGTTATTCCTAACTATTTTGATGTCGATGATTTCGACTTCAATGACAAGAAGGAGGATTACTTCCTTTACCTTGGCAGGGTGTATAGCGGCAAGGGTGTTGATATCGCCATCGATGCAACGCGCAGGGCAGGAGTGAAACTGGTTGTAGCGGGTCAGAAGGAAGCTGGGTATACATTCCCACCTCACGTCGAATATGTGGGCTACGCTGACGTTCCTAAGCGAAAAGAACTGATGTCTAAAGCCAAGGCATCCTTCCTTCCATCACAATACGTCGAGCCATTCGGTGGAGTGCAGATCGAGAACCTATTGAGCGGAACCCCAACCATCACGTCTGACTGGGGATCCTTCGCAGAGAACAACCTGCACGGGGTCACTGGATACAGGTGTCGCACGATGGGTGACTACGTCGATGCAATCAAAAACATTGACAAGATCAGACCAGCGGACTGCCGCAAGTTTGGCGAGAACTTTACACTTGAACGAGTTGCACCAAGGTACGAGAAGTATTTCCAAGACGTGCTTGACGTTCACAATGGAGCGGGTTGGTACGCTGAAGGCAACGGAATCGATGCAATGACAATGACTTACCCATCCAATGACTAGCAAACCTTGTGACAAATAGTGGGTAGTATTTGTCACCAAAACATATGAACGAAACAACAGAAGAGAAGCTAGACAAGATAACCAAGGAGCGTGACCAGTGGAGGGACTGCGCTAACAAGCTAGTTGAGTCATCAGGTTGGCATGACCTGTGGCCTCAAGCAGTTGCACACTATCGCAAGCTAAAGGAGGAACTGAAATGAGCGACTACACATTTGAATCGCAATACTGGGGAGATTGCTGCAACACCTATGACGAAGACCAGAAGCATTACGTCTATGGCAGATTCATGGGGCTGCATCAGGTTGGCTACGGGTTCAGCTTGTCAGGCAAGTCAGTGCTGGACATTGGAGGTGGCCCAACGTCCATGCTGCTCAAGTCGAAAGGACTGGGCAGGGCATTGGTGGTGGATCCGCTCCAGTATCCACAATGGACTTACGCTCGCTACCATGAGCATGGTGTTGAATGTCTGGTAATGCGAGGTGAGGACGTTGTGGAAGAAGGGTTCGACGAGTGCTGGATATACAATTGTCTCCAGCATACGGATGACCCTGCGTTAATCATCCGCAACGCACTAAGAGCGGCAAAGGTTCTTCGCATCTTTGAATGGGTTGACATTGAACCACATGAAGGGCATCCGCAGATGATAACAAAAAAGATGCTTGACGAAAGCATAGGCAGTGAAGGAAAGTTAGTCCACCTATCCGAGGCAGGTTGCTTTGGATTGGCATACTTTAACATACATACAAAATGAAATTAACTACACCATACGAGCAGTTTGTGCAGTCAATCGTTAAGCCGGGGCATGATATACTTGTCCAGCTAACACCTCTTCAGGCATCCATTCTCCACATGGCAGTGGGAGTCAGTGGGGAAGCGGGTGAGTTGCTTGACGCAGTGAAGAAACACGCTATCTATCAGAAGCAATTAGACTTCGACAACGTGCGAGAAGAGGCAGGAGATATCTTGTTTTACCTGACTGGTTTGCTTAACGAGTTAGGTCTAACGATCAACGAGTGCATGGAAGCAAATGTTGCGAAGTTATCGAAGAGGTATCCTCAACACCAGTATAGCAACGCAGCAGCAATCGCACGGGCAGACAAGTTGGACGCGGTTGAAGAACCCGTTGTGCTGAAGGATGACGATGACTTGGCAGATATCAAGGTGGAGCGCACTTGTCGCATCGATGATCCAGAGTGTGAGTCCTGCCAATAAGGTGTCATATATGGGATATATCATAGGCTATATCGTGTTAGCGGTTATTATATTGTATGTTGTGTACGATGGTCTGAAGGGTGACGAATGAACACACTAGAACATTACATCGAATACAAAAGACTTAACGCAACCAAGGTAATGAACGCATTGCAATTGAACGGAATCATATCTGACGAGTGTATTTTCCCAGATGACGTTAGGGATTCTGGACAGGCAGTCTACTGGTTGGAAGACCATATGGGAGAAATAAATAAAGCATGAACTGGGATGAATATGCATTGTCGATAGCTGAAGTGGTAGCCAAGAAGAGCAAAGACCCTTGGAGGCAGGTTGGTGCTGTGTTGTTGCGTCACGACAACACTGTTGCAGCTTGCGGGTA